CAATGGATTAACACAGGCGCACCAAAGCGCGTCTGTGCCAGCCGTGTCCGCAGGCATCTCCTTGAAAGGGAGTCTGCGGAGAAAGGAGGAGGAGTTAAGAGGGCGAGAGCGAATGCAGTGGCGAAACATTACCTGGCGATAAGGACAGCTTGGTGTCTTAGACACGGGGAACCGGTGATCTTCGGTCCCCGAAACATCAAGCGCCTAAGCGCCTTCATCGGCTTTGTAACGTCAATCATTCGTGAGGGCCCGAAGGCCCTCAAATCATTCTCTCACCTTTCGCGCCTTCAAGCACTAGTAGTAGATACCAACGACCGAGCGGCCAGGAAGGAATTCCTGGCTTCAACCGTGGCAAGATCAGTCCACTTCCCAGTGACAAAAGACGCGCTCAACTCCAGTGTGGAGAGCGCAATTCGAAGGTGGTCGGAGAGGAGGGGGGACAGCTCATTGTTCGCAGATCTTGAGCGATACATTGAGCACCTACCTCTCCGGCCCTTCGAAGATGGAGAGCTACCCGAGTGGCCAATTCCCAACGACCATGCGTGCCTCACTCATACGATCAAAGAGGGAGGAACCGCCATGGCGCTCGTGGAACTAGAAACTCGGATAAAGCTGGAGGCGCTGGACTTCCTGTTCACCGGAATTCAGCAACCGACCTACAGTGAGAGCCTAACCGGCATCTTCCCAAGCGACAGGGTCGCAGAGTTGTTCGACGACTTTGACGATGTCGCAGATGTCATGGAAGGTACCGGCTCACTGCCGGACGGGCCGAGGATCACCGGATATTACATTCGGTCCACGGAACCAGCCTTACGACCCCTACCCATTTGCGAAATGGGCGGAAAGATCAGGGTCGTAACTCTCCATCCCGCTGAGGAGATACACGTGGCGCGTAGGATCACCAGTCTGTGGCTAAATCGACTCACAGGGCTGGTCACGTCACGAGCTATGTTGAAAAACGAGGAGGTCGTCATCGAGAGGTCTAGTAGAGATGCCAAGCTCTACTCCGCAGACCTCTCTGCGGCAACCGACTATATCAACCACGATCTAGCCTGTCACACAGCTGTCCTGCTGTGTAAGAAGCTTCGTAGACCGGGCGATATCCCCATCGTCCAAAAGCTGTTTGGATCCAAGCAGTTACCCGACGGGACGCACACGGCGTCTGGCGTCCACATGGGCCTTGGCCCTACTTGGATTATCCTTTCTCTCCTCAACGGCTTTGCCGCGTGGCATGCAGGAATGCATTCAAGTACCTACCGCATCTGCGGAGACGATCTCATCGGATTTTGGGACAAGCCCGCCGTCCTCCGATACGAATCCGCCCTGGAAAGACTTGGACTTGTGGTGAACAAGTCAAAGTCGTTCTTCGGACGACGCGGAGTATTTTGTGAGAGGATCGTTGAGCAGGACGGGAACAGAGCGGTGGCCAAGGACATAGGCCACCTCAGTGCTCTCACCGCCGCCAAGCTCACCGCCCGACTCTCTCGGAATGCAAATGCAGTCGCTGATAGTCTGAGGGACAGCTACGTCCTTCGTCGTGTCAGCGACCCAGTCCGCCAAAGACTGGTGCCACGAGGCATGGGTGGAGGCCGTGTACGCCACGGAGGATCCGGTTTCGGTCATCTCTCCCACAGCGGGCTAACCTTCGCTCTTAAACGAAGCTTAGACCTCACTGTGAAAGATGCGCTACCGGAGGGCGTCATGCAGCAGGTCAAGAGTGCGTCGTCGGAAAGGAGAGGCAGGATGGACATACCCGTCTCTCAATTCCTCATCACCCTCAGAACCGCAATACAAGCACGAGCTTACCTCGAGGGTAAGAAACTCGTGACACGGCCCCTCACGAAGGCTGAATTCAGGACAATGGGAAGCGCGAACAAACGCCGCCCCAAGAATGCCCTTGATCAGCTTCGGAGGGCCACCCAAGGCTCTCCACTTAGATCTGCCGACAAAAAGACGATCCTACGTCTATTAAGCGGCAAGATCAAATCCTCCAAATCCAGGCGGGATGCAAGACTCGAGTCGATCATCTCGAGGCCGCACGCCGAGCGCTACATCAGTCAGGAGCTAGCAAACTCCATCATTCTGACGCACACTCACCTGGATTTTGGTAGAAGAGTCGAACGCGCTGCCGGTGTTCCAAACCGGCAGACGCCCAACCCACCCACCGTACCATTGCTACTGGTAACGGTGAGAACCACGGCCCATTAGTGCCGGG